AAAGCTAAAATAATGGCCCCAGCAAACTTTGGTAAATTAGGGCAGTCAATAAATTCGTTTAAGGTAACAGAGACAAGTTACAAAGTTGTTGCTGGTGCGCCTTATGCTGCTTATGTAGAGTTTGGTACTGGAGGACTTGTAAGCGTTCCAGCTGAGTTAAAAGATATTGCAATAACCTGGAAGGGCAAAGGAATAAAACAAGTGAATTTAAGGCCAAGACCTTATATGTATCCTTCTTTATTGTTTGGTAGAAATTTATATTTAGAAACGCTTAAAAAGGCACTTAAAAAATACGGAAATGTTAAATCCTAGTAAATATGTAAGAAAGGCAATATTCGACATTATTAGCGACGAATACGAGTGCTTTGATATGCAAGTAACTGGAAACAAAAATCCAACCGAATACGTCATAATTTCAACTCAATCAAAGGAAATAAACAAAGCGACCAAGTGCAATTATCGTTGGCTTAGTTATACGCTTTTGGATATTGTAACAATTTACAACGGAGCTGGAAATACTGGATCTCGTTTAAGAGCTGACGACATTGAAAATGATATATTTCAATTAATTGAAAATATAAACATTGACGGTTATGAGGTTATAAATCGTACATTTGAGTTCCCAGATACCCTTGATAATATTTCGACAACGCAAAACGTTTACAGAAATTTTATTAGAGTTATATTAGAATTAAAATAAATTACTATCTTTGAAATAAATTTAATTAAAAAAAATAGAAATTATGAGCATAAGAGGCGAAAAAGGAATACTTTACATTTGGGATACTGCGGCTTATAAGCCAGTGGCTTGTTTGACTTCAAATGGTTTAAACACAACTTTGGCAATGATTGAAAGCACAACTAAATGCTTTCCAGGAGTTGTTAAAAAAACACCTGGTACATTTAGTTATTCAGTAGATGCAGAGGGTGAATATATTGACACAACAACTGCTGGAGGTGATACTGCAAAGACTTCACACGATGCCTTATTTTTGTTGCAACAAAACAAAACTTTAGTAGAGTGGAAACTTGACACTAATATTGATGACGCAACTTCTGTTAAATATTACGGAGATGCCTATATTACTGATTTAAGCGCAACTTTTGGAAGTGGTGACGAGGTAACAACTTTCTCACTTACTTTAGACGGTGACGGGGCGATTTTACTTACTGATCCGAATGACTAATGAAAAAAATAACTTTGTTATTAGGAGGTCAAAATAGAGACTTTCACTTTGGAATAGGATTTTTAGGAATGTTTTTGGAAAAAAACAATATTAAAATATCTGAGGTTATGGACTTTATAAAGGATAATCCTTTTAAGGCCGTACCAGAGTTAATGTACTGCTCACTACTTTTTAACTACCAAAGGAGTGGACTTCAAGTTGATTTTGACTCTTGGGACGTTGCAGAGTGGATTGATGAGGCTGGAGGAATTAACGGCCCAGAGGTTGAGCAATTTTCAAACGCTTTTTTGCAATCAATGGTTAAAGACGTGCCAACAACTCCAGACGTAAAAAAAAAGGGGACGACAAAATAAACTGGGCGGAGGACGTTATATCCTTTTCAATAGGTGAGTTAAAAGTGGCGGATTTGGATACGGTTTACGATATGACGTGGGCAGAGTTTCAAATCCGCCTCTTTGCATTTAAAAGAATGGAGTTAGTTGAATACTCAAAGATGAGGGAAATGATGTGGATCAATTATATTGCTCCTCATTTAGACCCTAAAAAAATGGTTAAAAGAAAAGAGCAGTTAATGCCTTTGACAAATGATAAAAAAAGTTCTGGAGGAGTTTCAGAAAAACAAAAAGAAATTTTTATAAAAGAGTATAAAAAATGGCTGGAAGTAAGCTCGAAATAGGTATAGGGGCGGATATATCCGACTTTTCAAAAAAAATCAAAGAGGTTGAATTTGACCTAAAAGAGCTTTCAAAGTTAAAAGTTGAAAGGCTTAAATTAGGCTTGGATACTAGCGAAATTAATAATCAAATAAAGGAGGTAAAAAATACTTTACGAGATTTAAAAACAACGTCAAAAGATACTGGGGCGGCTTTGTCATCTACTGGGGCGGCAATGGGTAACTTTGGAAAACAAACCGCAAACGGTGGCTCAGCCTTAACCGCATTTTCAAGAATTGCTCAAGATGCTCCATACGGTATTATAGGCGTTGGAAATAACATAACAAATACGGCAGAACAGTTTGGATACTTAGTTAAACAAACTGGGAGCGCGAGTGGTGCTTTTAAGGCAATGCTTAGTTCATTGGCTGGTGTTGGTGGTGTTCTTTTAGGGGTTTCTTTACTTACTACTGGTTTAACTATAATGGCCCAGCAAGGGTTAAGCGTTGGCGATGTATTTGATAAATTAACTGGCAATTTTGATGAGTCAAAAAAAGCAATGTCTGAGTTAAACAAAGAGGTTGTAAAAAGTGCGGGTACAGAAATAGCAAGTATGAAAGGTTTACTTTCTGCTGCTCAAGATGATAATTTATCTAGAAAAGAAAGATTATTAGCAGTAAATGAATTACAAAGTCAATACCCCGCATACTTTGGAAATTTAAAAAAAGAGCAAATATTAAACGGTAATGTAACTACAACCGTAAATGAACTTTCAAAGGCTTTAAGAGCCAGAGCAATGGCAACTGCGGTTGCTGGAAAACTTGGAGAGTTAGCCGCAAAAAGATTAGATTTAGAGGCTAAAAGAGAACAAGATATTTTAGATATTCAAAAACAACAAGATTATTTAAGAAAGCAATTTGCAAAAGGTACGGCTGCAAGTCAAGGAATAAGTTTTGATGAATATTTAAGAATAAATTTAAAATCATTAAGAGACCAGTATAAAGAAACTCAAAAGGAGATTAAAGAATTAGATAAACTATCTGAAAAATATTCAACAAGAGAAAATCTAGCAACAAAAGAGTCAATTAATTTATATGAACAAAAGGCCAAAGCAATAAAGGCTCCAGAGACTTTCAACACGCCTCAGGTTAGCGGAGTCAATTCTTTATTAACACCCGCTGGTCTTGTGCCTTTAGTTATACCAGCGGTTGATAGTGAGCCTTTTGCAAAATCAATAAGCAATTTAGCTCCTTTAATTTCTGAGGCCTCTCAAAATATGCAACTTGCATTATTGGAACTAAATGCGGCCGCAAATGAATTAATAGTAAATACTATTGGATCAACTTTTGGTCAATTAGGAACGTCAATAGGAACGGCCCTAGCAACTGGAGGCAATGTTTTACAAGCAATCGGACAAACTCTTTTGCAAAGTTTAGGAGCATTTTTATCAGATTTGGGAGGAATGCTTATAAAGTATGGTACTTTAGCAGTTATTAAAGGTAAATTAGACTTAGCAATATTAACGGGTGGTCCAGTATCTATTGCTGCGGGTTTTGCCGCTATTGCCGTAGGTGTTGCATTAAAAGCGGCAGCGGGTGCAATAGGCGCAGCCTCAAGCGGAGGAGGTCGCCAGGCCTCAACTAGCGGAGGCTCAAACTCAAACTTTTCCTCTAGTTCTGGAGGCTTTAGTTCAGCAACCTCCAACGGTGGAACGGTTGTTTTTGAGATAGCTGGTCAAAAGTTAGTCGGGGTTTTATCGAATACATTAAACGCAAATAAAAGGCTCGGAGGCCAATTAGGAATATCATAATGGCAAAAAAAATAATCATATCATTTTCAGCGCAACCAATTACAACTGGGCCAGGTTGGAGTTATTCAATTGAGTCAAACGGTATCCCTTTACCTTATAATAGTGGCGCGATTGATTGTACAATTAATTTTGTACCAAATGGAGACCCTAAGACTTTAACTAATATTCCAATAGGTGCAAACTTAACTGAAACCTTAACCATAACTTTGGCTCATTTGCGAGAGTTTTACGTTAATAGTGCAATTGATTACAATATTGTTAATAATACAATTGAGGTACTCATTAACGCTGAGGTTGATATAATTGTAAGCGAAAGTATAAACGCAAATATTTTAATAACTCAGTCTGAGGTTGAGCCTAGTATTATAAATCTAAAATATTTTATATTATTTGACGATTACGTTTTAGATATTTACCAAAAAAATTATTTAGGTTTTGCAACTGAAATCTTTGGATCAATAAGTATAAACAAAGGGAGCGTTTCCACTATATTAGAGCCAATAAGAGGGACTGGTTTAAGTGTTGCTTTGGAGGCAAACTCGGCCTTAACATTTGACGAGTTTTCACTATCTGACGAGTTTACCTATAAAACACAATTAAGAAAATCGGGGCAAGTTATATTTAACGGTTATATTAAGCCAGATGGAATACAACAAAGTTTTGTCAATAACGAATGGCTTGTAAATATTGAGTCTGTTGACGGCTTAGGACTGCTTAAAGACTTATCATTTGTGCAAAGTAACGGTTTACAATTTACTGGTAAAATATCAATGTATGACGCTATAAAAGGGTGTTTAGATAGAACGGGACTTGTTATGACTGTTAATACTGCAATTGAGATTGAGTATAACGGTTATGTTGGTACAAATATTTTAAAAGATATTTATATTAATTCTGAAAGGTTTATTAAAAATGAGCGCGATACAATTATAATGGATTGCAACGAAGTCCTTACTTCTATACTAAATTTATTTTCGGGAGTTATTACTCAGCAAGACGGGCAATGGTATATTTATAGACCCAACGATTTGGTTTTAAATGCTTTTGTAACTTTTATAAACCAGGATACTAACTTAACATTTACTAAAAATCTAACAAAATTTTTAGGCTCTCAAATAGATAACTTTTATCCTCACCATTGCGACGCAAACCAACAAATTGAAATGAAAGGCGCAATAAGTGCTTACCGTTTAAATTATGAGTATGGGTTTTTAGATGGCTTTGTATTAAATAAAAATCTTGTACACGATAACGAATATAACTTTGAAAACTGGACGGTAATTGATGAAAGTCTTATTGTATTAAACCCATTAGATAATCAAGGTTTAATAATGTATTCAGACTTTAACTCCGCAATAAACGTGATTGAATCAAACTCATTCACCGCAAAATCTGGAGACCTTTTAAAATTGTCCGCTAGTTTGTCAACAACCTTTGGACGTCACTTTTTTAGGTTTCGTTTAAAGACAAGTACTGGTAAATATGTGAATACTGCTGGAGTTTGGACTACAACCGCAACGGATTACTTTCAAGGTGAGTGCGGTACTCAAAATGGAGAAAGTCAAACGGCAAGTTTCAACTTTACAACGGCAGCAGTTCCTGAGGATTGTACTGTTACTTTATTAATTTGCAGACCTTCTTATGCGGCCTTAACCGCAAATATACAATTAACTGAAATTACAAAAATTGACGTTTTCGAAGTTTCAACACAAACTGAGGGTATAGTTGGCGAGTTCCATACAGTTTCACGAAATAATCCTCCAAGCTCAATAACAAAAGATAATCAAAAGGTATTCAATGGAGACGGCCCAAGTGCTTTAATTGGCTCAATATATAAGGCAGATGAGACAACTTTAACTGAGACCTGGTCCAGAAAAGGTAAGTTTGAAAGTTACCCTCTTTTGAGGATAAGTGCTGAGGACGATTTACGAATACAACCAAATCCAATAAAAGTATTTAGTGGCAATATATACGGCCAATTGCCTTATTTATCGGTTGTAACAATTAATAACGTTGTAGGCTTGTTTATGTTTACAGAATATAGTTTTGACCTTAAATCAAACGTATTGAGCGCAAACCTAACTCAGTTTTATAATAATGATTTGGGAGACATTTCATATCAATTTAGTTATGATTACGGAAATAATACAATAAGACCAACTATTAAAGGATAAATTTTTTATATCTTTGAAACATGGAATTTACAAACGGAGAAGATAGGATATTATTTGTAAAGGTTAACGGTAATTATATGCCCGTTGGCTGCCTTACCAGTAATAATATTTCTGAAAGTTCGGAAATGCTACAAACTACGACAAGAGACAATGACGGCTGGGCAACTTCAAGACCTCAGTTACAAAATTATAACATTAGTTTTGACGGCCTACAAGTTAACTCAACGCTTGCTGGAGGTACGTTTACGCTTTTGAGTTATGACAAATTGAAATTATTAAAAAGGAATAAACAACTTTTGGATTGGAAAATACAAGGTACAATTTTCCCAGTTGTTGACTATGGAAAATGTTATATAAATGAACTTTCTGAGGCCTCAAGTGTTGGCGAATTTTTAAGTTTTAACGGCTCAATGATTGGCTTTGGTGAGCCAAAAGTTACAACTTTAGGACAAACAGTATTAAACAATGGTAACCCAGACGTTGTTATTACAACTGATACAACGGCAAACTTTATTATAAAAACAAACGAATTATAAAATGGCAATAAATCCAGCAGATATAACAACGATAAGAGTTGGCGAATTAGCTCCAGAGGCT